TACAGGCTTTGAGTGAGGCGATATACACATGCCCACGGTGCAAGCAGACTGTCAAGCGCACCCTGAAGGACTTCGATACACCCATGCTAAGGGAGATGTTTAGCGGTAGGCTCCCCGCTTACCTCGTCTGCGGTCGCTGCTACTCACGTCACCCTGACAAGCCAGCCCCTCACATGTGGCGCACGGACATCAAGCCGAGCGATCGTAAGGCGTCTTTGTGGGGTCACTACGGTTCTAACACGGCAAAGGCATCACGAGGGACTAGAGACCCCTTCAGGGAGATCGTAGACGTATCCTTCGGCAAGTGCTTCCGCTATGTGATTCATAAGGTCACTCCTCAGCTCGTTACCGACACGCACGCTCTCCTCGGCATTGCCCAAGACGCGGTGCACGATGTCAAGATCTCGAAGCGCAAGAAGCTCAACGCGGTCGCCGTCCACTTCTCTACCTCGACCGACAAGGCCCTCAGAGGCCAGCACTACGCCATCATCGACTGGGCGCCAGGTGGGGTATGGGCCGACGCAGACACCGTCAAGCCAGGCTTCTACTCAACTCACAAGTTCTCTATCATCCGACAGCATCAGACCAAGAAGGAGGACTAGCATGAAGAAGGGAGACTGCCCCAACTGCGGAGGACACCTCGGATGGGACGACCAGGACTTTGAATGGATCTGCAATGGCTGTGGTGATGTCTTCACCAATGACGAACTTGAAGAAGCACAAGAGGAGGCAGACAGCCCGTCATAGGGGGGGGGTAGAAGCTTCATTGGTTGCAGGAATGACTATAAGAAAGGGCCTACCTACCTAAAATCCACAAAAAATCTAAGGCTCTATAGACCTTGACGGGGCGTAGGTAGTAAGATGCTGGAGGAAAGGAGAGGGTATCAATGACAGTAGCAGAGACGTTACAGAAAGCGATCTACAAGGTATCGGAGATTTTGGGTGATCGTGATGCCGATGTTCAGGTACGGGTAGACGCAGCGTTTGCGGTAGAGAAGCTCGTCGCTCTGAGAAGCACTTTGACTGTAGAGAAACTGGGGGTAGAGCTGACTGATGGGTAAGAAGAAAGCAGAGTGTTCGGTGTGCGGTGTGGAGTTGTCAGAGGCATTAGCGAAACACACGGATCGATGCAAGGACTGTGATTCGTTGAGGCCAAAGGAGAGGGTAGAGCTGTCGATAAGGAGCCGTCAGACGAAGTTCCTTGCGCTGATTGCTCAAGAGTTGAAGTTTATTCGTAACCGGCTACCAGTGCCGGAAGGAGTGGAGGCAGATGGCGAAGCAACCAAAGAAGACTAGCGCGAAAACGGGTGCCAAGACGGGAGTATCTGCAGGGGCTAGCGTGTCTAAGGCGGCACCTCAGGCGGCGCCGAAAGCAGCGCTTCCGAAGCATCGACGCCAGGACATCAAGAAGTGTTCGGCGTGTGGGAAGGATCATACGCGGGTGCTTTTCATTCTCCGGCCTGAATCGTTGCGTGGGGATTACCCCTATCAGGCGACGTGTCCGATCTCCGGAAAAACGATCCTCCTGAAGTTGGGCGGCTAATGTCCGAGGAGCGCGAGTACAGCATTCTTATTCTTCCGTACGGCGCGCCTGATTCTAACTTGAAGTCCTATGACCCGTCTGCCTTCGCTGACAAGGAGCTACCCTCTGGGTTCGTTTCAAAGGAGGACGGGTTGTACTACGAGGGCACGTTTGTACCGGGTGAGACACGTAGCGGGGTATTCATCGCAGTGAACAAGCAGCTTGCTACGTTGCTCGGGCTGTAAGGGGGTATCTTGGCTGACTTAACGAATGGACCATTCAACGTCTGCCTCTCTTCGATTGACGGCGGCAAAACAATCTCCTGGAAAATCATGGATAAGGATGGACGGATCCACAAGGCAGGGCGTGATCCGATGCCCGACTTTGCCGGTGGTAGTGGAATGGTGCTGTCGCTTAGCCTGGAAGTTATGCCCTCTGATGACGTCGGGCCTCAGCTTGAGAAGTTTCCTGTGGATGGTGCTGTGGTTGAGAGAAGGCTTGGTACGAAGTTCATGGAGGGGCTGAGGGATGACTGAGAAGCCGATCGAGTGCATGGCGAGACCTATCCGCAACCATGAAGGCTCTGTAGCAGATCCATTCTTAGGCTCAGGAACGACCGTAGTGGCCGCAGAACAGGAAGGGCGTGTATGCTACGGCATGGAGATCGAACCGAAGTATGTCGCCGTGACGCTTGAAAGGATGCTCTCATTCGGATTGAATCCCGAGCTTGAAAATGACTAAACGCCAGGGGATCGAAAGGATAAAACCAGGCCCGAAGCCCATCGAAGTACCTCTGGAAAAGATAGCTGATTGGGCACAAGTAGGTTTTAGGTGGAGCGATATCGCTGTAGAACTAGAGGTCACCGATCGCACACTCAGGAGATATCGCGCAGTAAATCCGCAAATAGACCGCGCTTACGAAAAGGGCCTAGCTCGGATGCGTAGATCCCTTCGCTCAAAACAGTACGAGATCGCCATGAAAGGCAACGTCACAATGCTCATCTGGCTCGGTAAGAATGAGCTAGAACAAGCAGACAAGAAAGACACGCGATCGCTTCACATTCACGCGAACGCAGATAGTCAGGATGCGCTCTCAGCACTGAGCACGGAAGAGCTGAAAGAACGTATTGCCGTCCTGCGTGAGATGCGAGCCCTTGAGGATGTCATCGACATTGAAGGCGGTGATGATTCTGTCCCAAGTCTCCCAGGAAGCTCAGAGGATTGAAGCTGAATTAGCTAGGCGTGATCTAGAACAATTCTGTGTGACTATCTCAGAAGGGCGCTGGCATACAGCCGCACATCTCAAGCTCGTCTGCAATCTACTGATGGAGGCTGAGGCTCACGTTGCAGCCGGTGACCAGGATGAGCCCTACTTGCTTATCGTTAGCTGCCCCCCTCGGCATGGGAAATCGGAATTAATCAGTCGCCTATTTCCTCCGTGGTTCCTCGGTAGGAATCAGGACATGGAGGCAATCATTGCGTCCTACGGCGCTGATCTCGCCCTTGATATGAGCAGGGACGCACGAACGAACTACCTCCGAGCTGCTGAGTTCTACTCATGGCCGGACATCTCGCGTGACTCTTCCGCTGTCGCTCGTTGGCATCTACACGGCAAGAATGGAAAGCTCCAAGCTGCAGGTGTCGGTGGGCCTCTCACTGGGCGCGGTGGAAATATAATCCTCATCGACGACCCGGTAAAGAACATCGACGACGGCGAAAGCCTCATCGTTCAGCGCCGGGTCTGGGACTGGTACCGCTCAACCGTTCGAACTAGGCTCGCCCCTGGTGGCGCGATCGTCTTACTGATGACCCGATGGCACGAAGGCGACTTGGCCGGAAGGCTCATCAGGGAGATGGGTAAAGGCGGTGAACAGTGGAAAGTCGTAAGTCTGCCTGCTCTGGCCTTAGAGGGTGATCCTCTCGGGCGTAAGAAGGGCGCGGCGCTTTGGCCTTGGAGGTTCAATGAGAAGGCTCTCGCTTCGACTAAGCGCGGGATGGGTGGTCGCCTCTGGGGTGCCCTCTATCAGCAAGATCCTACCGCTGACATCGAAGGGGCTCTATGGAATACCGAAACAATGATAGATCCATTCCGCGAGGCTGTCATCATCGAGGAGCTTGAGGAGATCAATGTAGCGGTAGACCCTGCTGGTAGCGGTGCGGCTTCAAGCGACTTGACCGGAATCACTGTGCAGGGAAGGCGCGTAGATGGTCACGGTGTTGTCCTCAACGATTCCTCGGATCACTACGAGCCGGATGAATGGGGTGCACGCGCGCTTGAGCTATGCCTTAGATTCAATACCCGCAGGATCGTTGCTGAGAAAAACTTCGGCTACATGCTAGTCAAGCGAAACATTCAAGTCTCCTCGGCTGAGTGGGAAGGTCAGAAGCTCGACGGTGACGATGTAGAGGTGTGCCTAGTCCATGCCTCACGCGGTAAGTTCCAACGAGCCGACCCTGTAGCCAACAAGTACACACAAGGCTTGGTCCATCACGATCTACACGCAGACCTAGACGACTTGGAAGATGAGCAGTGCCAGTGGATCGGTAGGGGACCTCGACGTAGCAAGTGGAGTCCCAATAGAATCGACGCCTGCTTAGTTGGCTCAACTCAAGTGATGACTGATTCAGGTGAAGTCGCTATCAGAAATATCAAGCCCGGTGATCGTGTATGGACACGAGGCGGATGGCGTCAGGTCGTTG